TTTGGATAGGTGGTTGTTGATGATCAAAGGAAAGGTGAAAGCATCTCGCGGGGGTGACACTGATGCTACGGTTGATCATCCGCAGACAATCATGTATCTTGAGAATTCGTCTACGAATGCGTTGTATTCGGCCATGATGCGCAGGTTTAAGATTTGTGTCGATGAGTGTTTGCGTCCTGAGGTGAAGTTGAATGCACAAGAGAGTAGTGAAGCACATGAGGCTTGGTACAATTCGTTGGAAAGTACACGAAGGTCGTTGATGCGGACGTATTGTTACTCGGTCGACATCAAGTGTTATGATCGGTCTCAAGAACATCCAGCGTTGAGGGCTGAGCTGGAGTTTTATCGTCGGCACGGGTTGTCAGCAGAGCGGCTGAAGTTGTGGGAGACCATGCATGGGACAAAGAAAGCTGTTTCTATGATGTATGGAATTGTGTTGACTATGATCTTGGGGGGTGTTTCAGGAAATTGGAAAACTCTGTTCAGGAATGGGGTCATCAATTTGATGGCTTTGGTGGTCTCCACGGGGGTAACACGAAAGGATGTTGTTACCTTGGATATTAAGGGAGATGATGCTGATGTTGAGTTTTCGCGACCAGTTGCTGTTGAGACTTCGGTGGAACGGATGAGTTTGACTTTTAACTTCAGTGCAAAGTTCTATACAAGTGATGTGCGGTATATGTGTAAAGAGTTTCGGTTGCGTAAGTTTGGAAAGTGGTTTTTTGTTGCTGATCCGTGGGCAAGAGCACAGTCGGCGTGTACGCCGGTTGTGATGAACGGTGCAGCTGACACTTTGGAGGAGCGATGGATCTCGTTGGGTGCCGATTTGAGGCATTATGATAATGGTCTGTTGGTGGATATGGTTGCAGAGGCAGCGGCTCAGTATTATGGCCTGCCGGTTGTTCCGTATGGTATGGCTCGGGCTTTATCGCGTTTTGCGTCAGACAAAGCTGCGTTTGTGAATTTTTTTTTATCGCCGGAGCGTATTGATTGATGGGTTTTAGTATGTTTGTTTGTATGTGAATTAGGGGTGTTTGGCATGTTTACCCGCATGCAAATTGCTATAAAAAAAATAGGTCTTTGGTGATGCGAAGATGAGGAATAATATCCGTTAAGCGCGTTAAGCTTATCGTGAGAGATGATTTGAGTCTCTTAT